AGAATTCTAAACTTGCAATGACTACTGAAAAAGACAAATACAAATCTAACATACTAAATAACGGAACATACGCAACATATAACGCACAAGTTAGATTACTTACTAAAAATGCAAACCAAAGACTAACTTTAAATAGTGGTTATTATCCAGAAAGCAACAATGAAGTATTTAAGCAACTATTTTTAAGTGATAAAGTATGGATAGAATATAATGATAAAACACTAGCTGTTAATATTGAGAATAACAATATAGATTACAAAACAAGTCTTACTGATAGTTTAATTAACTACACAATAGATGTGAGCTTTGCATTTGATACTATAAACAATATAAGATAAATGAATTTAGAATTATATATAGATAATACAAGAGTTGATTTATTTAAAGATGAAGCAATTACTATAACCGATACTCAACAAAACATTCGCGATATTGCTTTAGTGTTTACTCCTTTTAGTCAGCAGTTTAATTTACCAGCATCCTCAACTAACAATAAGATATTTAAGCATTACTATAACAATGATATAGTAAATGGTTATGATGCAAGGTTTAGAGTAGATGCTATTATAAAACTAGATGGAGCAGATTATAAAGTAGGCAAGATTAGATTAGATTCCGTATCAATGAAAGATAACAAAGCATACGCTTATAAGGTGGTGTTCTTTGGTAATACTTCAAGTCTTAAAGATATATTTGGAGATGAAAATTTAAGCTCTCTAAATCCTTTAAGTGCTTATGATATGGCGTTTAACAATAACGACACATTAGATGCTTTTAGATATGGGTTACAAAGTACTGGTGTGCAAGCTACTAATTTAGCAAACAGAAATGTTACATTACCTTTAATTACTTTACAAAACTATTATAGTTATGACTCAACTAATCCCGCACTATTATTACACAATTTAAATAATGTTGCGTTTACACAATTACGTAAAGAACTAAAACCAGCTATAAAATGTAAACGTATTATAGAAGCAATACAAACTCAATACAATATAGAGTTTGGTACAAGTTTTTTTAATAGTAATTTATTTGATGAATTATATCTATGGATGCATAGAGAAAAAACACCTATAACAAACCCTGAAACAACCGTGCCTTTATTTGGTATTGATTTAGAACAAAGGTCAAAGAAGCTAACATTTGCTGATTTTACATATACTTCAGGAATTGATTTTTTGAGTGGAGGTAATTTAGTTGTAAGTGATATATATAATTATACTATAAGAATAGCACTTGATTGTAATGTTGGAATAGATTTAGAGATTATATCAAGAGATAAATTAACAAACGAGTTATTAGATTATCAAACAAGAATAACACCAGCAAATAATTTTAATGTAACATTAAGAGATTTAAATAGTGGCACATTATCTTCAAGAACTTATGATATAGAGTTTAGATTGAATTCTTCTACCACAGGTGTATTTGATGCAGAAACAATGCTTATAACACGTACACTAAAAGATGGTACACCAGTAGATTCTGGCAACTATTCTTACAATGCTTTTAATTTAGGGCAAAATATATTTATACAAGATTATTTACCTGATATGAAAGTCCTTGACTATATGACTACTTTATTTAAAATGTTTAATCTCACTGCTTACACTAAAAAAGGGTCAAGCATAATACACGTAGATACACTTGATGACTTTATGTCTGCTGGTAATACACACGATATTTCTAAACACATTGTTGTAGATTCTAACAATATAGATAGACCAATACCATATTCAAGAATTAACTTTAATTACGCTCCATCTGTTACACAAACCAGTTTAAGATACTTAAACCAGTTTAGCCAACAATTTGGTAACCTTAACTATTCAGCACCAGAAAAATATGACGGACAAAGTTATAATGTACAGGTATCAGGGCAACGTAGTCAGTTAATTAATATAATAGATGAGAATGGAGATTTTACTGGTAATGTTTTTGGTTGGTGGGTAGATGCAGAAAGTAAAACTACTTTAGGAAAACCATATATGTTTTTTAATCAGTTGGTAGATTCTTCAGCATATCCAGTTACCTCTAGTCAATATAGTACATATAATGCACCATCAAATGTAACAGGAGATACAAATCATACTTTAAACTTTGGAATAGAGTATAATGAATATACTGGAAACTTAAATGAAAATAGTTTGTTTAGTAGATTCTATTCACAATACATAGTTAAGCTATTTGAAGAACAAGCAAGAGTTGTAAAGTTTACTGCGCAGTTACCCTCATCAATAGTTTTAAACTATGAACTAAACGATGTGTTTATTGTAAACGGACAAGAGTATTATATAAACAGCATAAAAACTAATTTACTAACAAACAAAAGCGAATTAGAATTAATAACTAAACAAAGTGCTTACACACCAAGCGTATTAACATAATGATAGTATTAAAATTATTAAACATAGATGAGTTTTACGGAGTAAGTGAAACTATAGAAATAGCAAAGGGCAAAAACAAAATGCCAGAAACATTTAAAGAAGGATTCAAACAAATTAAAAGACATACAAAATGGCAGAAAAATATACAATAGAACTTGAAGTAGATTCTAAAAATTCTAAAAAAAGTGTAGATACTCTTGCTAAAGCAATTGATGAATTATCAAAATCAGTAGACAAGTTTGGGGATGAATCCAAAGAAAACATAGGTGGTGTTACTAAAGAAAGTAAAGAAGCTAAAAAAGGTATTTTAAACCTATCAACTGGATTCAAAGGTTTAGGATTAGCTATGAAAGCTGCTGGTATTGGTTTAATTGTAAGTGCTTTTGTTTTTTTAAAAGAAGCAGTACAAAGTAATCAACAAGTAATGGATGCTATTAATGTGGTATTTGGAACTTTTAAAGTTATAGCAACAGAGGTTACTAAAGTATTAGTAGGTGTATATAATAGTGTTTCACAATCAACAGATAATTTTGATGCTTTAGGAAAAGTAATGTCAAGTATTCTTACTTTAGTTATTACTCCATTTAAATTAGGATTTCAAGCTATAAAATCAGCTATTATTTTATCACAAATTGCTTGGGAAAAATCATTTTTTGGTAGTGGAGATACAACTAAAATAGATGAATTAAATGCATCTTTAAATGAAACAAGTGAAGAATTTAGAAAAACTATAGATGGAGCTGTTGATGCTGGTAAATCTATAGTAAATAACTTTGGAGAAGCAGTTACTGAAGTAGGTGCAATAGGAACTGAAGTTATAGATGGATTAAAAACTGTAAGTATATCTGCTGCAATAGAAACATCAAAGACTTTAAAAGATTTAAAAAAGAGTGCTGATATAGCAATTGAATCTAATAGAGGATTAATAGAAGAATACGATAGACAAGCAGAGCAACAAAGACAAATAAGAGATAACGATTTAATTTCTATTGAACAAAGAATAGTAGCTAATAATAAACTTAAAGAAACATTAGAAGAACAAGAAAGACTAATGTTACAAAATGCAAGAGCTGTACAAGCTCAAGCACAAGCACAATTTGACTTAACTGGTAGAGATGAGGATAGAATTAGACTACTTCAAACTAAAAATGAAGTTAAGGCTGTAGAAGCACAGATAGAAGGCTTTATGTCTGAACAAGAAGCTAACAGAGTAGCTTTATTAAAAGAGAAAATAGAACTAGAGCAATTTAGTGATGAGGCTACTGCAATTAGACAAAACGAACAAAGATTGTTTAATGCAGAAATGATACAGAATGATGTTCAAAGATTGCAAATATTTTTAGATAATTTAGAAATTGAAAAACAAGCAGAAGAAAAAAGATTACAAGAAAAAAGAAATGCTTTTCAACAAGGAACACAAGCCTATATAGATGCTAACAATGAGCTATTAGATTATCAACAAGCAAATGCTAATCAACAAGAAAAAATAGAACAAGAATTAGGAGATGCTAAATCAGAACAAATAAAAACAACATTAGGAGACATAGCAAACATAGTTGGGCAAAATTCTAAATTTGGAAAAGCAATTGCTATAGTACAAGCAATACAAGATACTTATGCTGGAGCAAATAAGGCTCTTGCACAAGGTGGTATATTTGGATTTATAGGTGCAGCATCAGTAATAGCAACTGGTATAAGAAACGTAAAACAAATAGCATCAACTAAACCACCAGAGCCACCAGCAGGATTAAGAAGTGGAGGAGCAAGTGCTTCTGTATCAACAACAAGTATTCCAACACCTACTGCACCACAGACACCATCTTTTGATATATTAGGAACAAGTGGAGTAAACCAAATAGCTTCTGCATTAGGGCAACAAGCACCAGTACAAGCATTTGTTGTAAGTCAAGATGTAACAACTGCACAAAGCCTACAAAACAATATAGTACAAGGAGCATCACTAGGATAATATAACAAAAATCAAAATTTATTGTTTATAAAAAAAGAACTATGGAAATAATAGAATTAATAATAGACGAGAACGAAGAACTGTCTGGAATAGAAGCTATATCAGTAGTTGAGTCTCCAGCAATAGAAGAAGATTTTATAGCACTTAAAAACCAAGAACAAGTAAGACTTGCAGAAATAAGTAAAGAAAAAAGACTACTTATTGGTGCAGCACTTATACCAGAACGACCTATTTACCGTAAGAATGGAGAAAATGAGTTTTACATCTACTTCTCTAAAGAAACAGTAGCAAAAGCATCACAAATGTTTTTAAAAAGAGGTAATCAAGGACAAGCAACATTAGAACACACAGAAGAAAAACTATCTGGAATGACTATAGTAGAGTCTTGGTTAATAGAAGATGAAGTACACGACAAATCACGCAAGTATGGTTTAGAAATGCCTTTAGGCACTTGGATGGTTGCAATGAAAGTTGATAACGATGATATTTGGAACAACTACGTTAAAGAAGGTAAAGTAAAAGGTTTTAGTATAGAGGGTTACTTTGCAGACAAACTAAATAGACCACAAGACAAACAACAAGACCAATTAAGCGAAGACGATAAACTACTAAACGACATAATAGATGTACTCAAGGAATCAGAAACCAACACAAAGTAGAACTTCTCCAAAAGGAGGTAAAAGAGGATGCTTATGCAAAGACAATACTTATAACTCCAAATGTTGTAACGGAGACTTACAAAATCAAGGAATAGGCTCTACTACTGGGCAAAATAGTTGAATTTACAACAACAAATAACTAAAGTTGTTTAATAAAAAAGTAAATACTTAAAATAAATATATATGAACTCTAAAGAAACCCTTAACAAAGTTAAGACATTACTTGGTTTAGAAGTTCAGTTAGAAGAGAGAAAGTTGGAAAACGGAACTCGCTTTGAAGCTGATGCTTTTGAAAAAGGTAAAGAAATCTTTATCATAACAGATGAAGATGAAAGAATTGCAGTACCAAAGGGAGAGTACCTTTTAGATGATGGCTTTACAGTTGTTGTTGAAGAAGATGGTATTATCTCTGAAGTTAAAGAAGCTGTCGAAGAAGAAGTAGAAGAAGTTGTAGAAGCACCAGTTGTGGAAGAAGTTGAAGCTGCTGAAGAAGAAGAAGTAATGGATATGAGTAAAATGGAAGAAAGAATGAAATATCTTGAAGATGCTATGGAAGAATTAAAATCCAAATTAGCAGACAAAGAAGATTTAAGTTCCGAAGAAGTAGAATTATCTGCTAAACCAATTAAACACAATCCAGAGTCTAAAGGAGAAGTAGAAATGAACCTTTACGCTCAAAACAAACCAATGAGTACTCAAGATAGAGTATTTGCTAAATTATTTAAAAACTAAAAATTAAAAACCAAAATTATGTCAAATAAGATAGACCTTGCTACTACAGTAAACATTACTTCAACTTATGCTGGAGAATTTGCTGGAAAGTACATTAGCGCTGCTTTATTAAGCGCTTCAACAATTGAAGACGGAGGTGTAGAAGTTATGCCAAACGTAAAATTTAAATCAGTAATTCAAAGAATAGAAACTGGAAGTTTAATCGCTGATGGTACTTGTGATTTTTCTGCAAGTTCAAATGTGAATTTAACTGAAGTAGTTATTCAACCAGAAGAATTCCAAGTAAACTTACAATTATGTAAGTCTGACTTTATTAACACTTGGGAAAGCATTCAAATGGGATATTCTGCATTCAACCCAAACGGGTTACCTACATCATTCGCTGATTATTTAGTTGGTCACGTGGCATCTAAAGTAGCTGCTGCAAACGAAACTAATATCTGGACTGGAAATTTAGGAGGCGCACAAGCTGGAGAATACAACGGACTTGAAACTCTTGCTGCTGCTGATGCAACAGTAATTGACGTTCCTACTCCAGTTGCTTTAACTGCTGCTAACATTATTGATAAAATGCAAGCTGTTGTGGATTTAATTCCTAATTCTCTTTACGGGAAAGAAGATTTAAAATTATACGTATCAAACAAAGCTGCAAAACTTTACATTAGAGCGTTAGGAGGTTTTTCTGCTACTATTGGAGCTGCTGGTTCTGATAACAAAGGTACACAATGGTATAACAACGGAAGTTTATCTTTCGGAGGAATTCCAATTTTTGTAGGTAGAGGAATGAGTGATGATACAATGATAGCTGCACAATCAAGTAACCTTTTCTTTGCGACTGGTCTTTTGAACGACTACAACGAAGTTCGTGTAATTGATATGACTCCAATGGATGGAAGTCAAAACGTAAGACTTGTAATGAGATTTACTGCTGCTGCTGCAATAGGAGTAGGTGCTGACGTAGTTTACTACGCTGGATAATTAAACTTAATAAGGGGAGGGTAAAACCTCCCTTTATATTATTAACTCAAAAAACTTAAACATATGTCTTGTGATATTACTGCTGGAAGATTAGAGCCTTGTAAAGACTCGGTTGGAGGGATAATAGCAATCTACATCTCAAATTACACGAGTGGTTTATTAGGAACTGCTACATTTGGAACTAATGATGAGATTACTGCTTTCGCTTCTGCTTTAACTTTTTACAAATATGACTTAAAAGGAGCTAACTCTTTCGAACAAACAAACGAGAACTCAAGGGAAAATGGAACTTCATTCTGGACACAAACTGGAACGATAGTTTTAAAAAAACAAGACCTTGCAACTCGTAAAGAATTAAAATTATTAAGTTATGGTAGACCTCAAGTAATCGTACAAGATTACAATGGGAATTACTTTTTAGCTGGAATTGAAAATGGATGTGAATGTGCTGTTAATACAGCAACTGGAGCAGCTATGGGAGATTTAAATGGTTATAACATAACATTTACTGGAACTGAAAAACAACCAGCATTTTTTGTAGATTCTACAATTATTGGAGATACTACTAATACTGTTGTTGTAGTAGGAACTTAATTTTTATACATTTTTCTTAAATTAAGGGTATTCTTCGGAGTACCCTTTTTTTATATAAAACACTTTTGCCCTTTTTTTGTTATTTAAAAAACCTTTTAATGATAATACTAACTACAAGTGCATTAGCACAGCAACTAAAGTTTATTCCTCGTGAATATACTGCTAATAGTATTGTTATTACAGACCAAGACACAAACACACCAGTAACATACTCTGGTTTAACATTTGCTACAAATAAATACTATTTAGAGGGCAATGTTACATTTAGTCCAGTTTTAAAAGAAGGAACATTTTATACACTATCTGTTTTAAATGGGACAAGCGTAGTTTATAAAGACAATATATTTTGTACAGACCAAACTATTAGTACATATAGTATTAATAAAGATGTATATACAGAACACGCAACAACTAACGAATACGTAGTAATATGAGCGAATTTTTCGTAACAAAACTTGCAGCATACACAGCTCCAGAAGTTGTAGAGTTAAAGAATAAAGATTGGGTACAGTATGGGGTAGATAACGACTACTTTAATTACATAATTGATGTAAACAATAACTCAACGACTTGTAGAGCAATTACTATAGGTGTTTCTAATATGATTTATGGTAAAGGTCTTGCAGCACACGATGCAGACAAAAGACCAGAGCAATATGCTCAAATGATGTCATTATTTAAGAAGTCTGATTTAAGAAAATTCATAAATGATTACAAAGTATTAGGAATGGCTGCATTTCAATTGGTTTACCAAGATGGTAGAGTAAAAGAAGTGCATCACTTTCCAATGGAAACATTAAGAGCAGAAAAATGCAACGATGAAGGAGAAATAGAAGGATGGTACTACTCTAATCATTGGGGTAACCTAAAACCTACAGAAAAACCAGAAAGAATACCAGCATTTGGGTTTGGTAAAGCAAATGGTGTCGAAATGTACGTTTTAAAGCCATACGAAGCTGGGAAGTACTATTATAGTAGTCCAGATTGGTCTTCTGCGATGCCTTACGCTGTGTTAGAGGACGAAATAGGAGATTACCTTATAAATGATTGTATAAATGGATTTAGTGGCACTAAAGTCGTTAATTTTAACAACGGAGTTCCAGACCCAGACAAAATGCAATCAATTAAGAGCGATGTATTAAATAAACTAACTGGAAGCAGAGGAGAAAAAGTAATAGTAGCTTTTAACAATAACGCTGAATCTAAAACTACAATAGATGACATTCCTTTAAACGATGCTCCAGCACACTATCAGTATTTAGCTGATGAGTGCTTTAGAAAACTAATCGTTGGTCATAGAGTTACATCTCCAATGCTTCTAGGTATTCGTGAAGGTAATGATGGACTAGGAAACAATGCAGAAGAAATAAAGAACGCTACACAACTATTTGACAACATAGTAATACAATGCTTTCAAGACCAAGTGGTAGAGTGTTTAGATGCAATACTATCAATTAATGATATAGCATTAGATTTATACTTTAAGACTCTTAAACCTCTTGATTTTAGTGATATTGACATAGTTAATGAAGAAATCATAGAAGAAGAAACAGGTTATGAGTTAAGTCTAAAGAAAATAGACGGAATTGAAGCATATAACACTATAGAAGAAGCAGAAGCTAAAGCATTAGAGCAAGGATGTCAAGGACACCACGAACACGAAGAAGATGGAGTTGTTTATTATATGCCTTGCGAGTCTCACGATGAGGTAGTAGATTTAAAAAAACCTTGTCAAGCTGGATATGAGCAATATGGTATGAAAATGAAAAATGGTAAAAAAGTACCTAATTGTGTTCCTATAAAAATGAATGATGATGAAGTTGAAAATGTATTAGGTCATTTAGCAGAGAGTGGAGAACAAATGTCAGAAGAATATGTATTTGTTGATGAAATAGACCAAGATAGCGACATAGACAATGAAGATTGGGCAAATTACTTAATAAAAGAAAAGAAAAGCACACTATCTAAAGTTAAAGGTTTGTTAGGATTAAAAGATGAAATAGATTCCAAGAAAAAAGGAAGCTCTTTTAGTTATTTAGATTCTAAAAACGGATTATATAAAATAAGATACACTTACGCAATAGGTTCATCAAAAGCAAGTAGCTCATCAAGAGACTTTTGTAGAAATATGATGAATATGGCAAGTGCTGGTACTGTATGGACAATAGAGGACATAGACAAAGCATCAAGACAAGGTGTTAATAGAGAACTAGGGCATAATAGACAATCTTACGACTTGTTTAAGTTTAAAGGTGGTATATACTGTAGACACAAATGGAAAAAGGTCTTATATAGACTAGAAAGCAATACAGAAGCATCAGAAAATTTAGGAAACTATAAAAAGACAAGAACTATTCCTAAAAGTTATATGAAAAACCCTGTTGGTTCTAAACAAGCTGGAATTGCGCCAGAGAATATGCCTAATAGAGGTGCATACCCTAAATAAAATAAGAAATGGCAAAAGCATTATTTATAACAACTAAAGACATTAAAAGGTATTCTGTACTTTCTGGTAATGTAGACCCAGACAAGTTTATCTATATGGTAGAGATTGCACAAGATACAGAGGTACAAAATTATTTAGGAACTAAACTTTTAGAAAAGATACAAGCATTAATTATAGCTGGTACTATAAACGACCCAGCTAACGCTGCATATAAGACACTTTTAGAGACGTATGTGAAGCCTATGACTATTTACTGGGCATTAGTATGCTATATGCCTTTTGCTGCTTATACAGTGGCTAATGGTGGTGTATATAAACACACAAGTGAAAGTAGTGTAACTGTAGATAAAGATGAGGTTGATTATTTAGTAGAAAAATATAGAGATATAGCGCAATTTTACACTAATAACTTTATAGACTTTATGGTATATAATCAAAATACATATCCAGAGTATAATGCTAACACAGATGATGATACTTATCCAGATACAGCTAACGCAGATTTCGGTGGATGGGTATTATAAGGTATAAACAAAAAAAAGAGAATATTGTAAAGTTAGTACAATATCTAAAA